GGTGGGCAGACCGGCAGGCTCAGCCGAGCACGCCTAAACCGGTTCCGAGGGGCATTCCTGAGAAGGTCATGCGACCTTTGACCTTCCAAATGGACATCGCTCCGGAAATTCTGGAAGCGTGGGGAGGCAACGGCACGTCGGCGCCGCGAGTGTCCCGGGAGATGGCTCTCTGCATCCCCTCGATCAAACGAATCCGGGACCTCATCGCGGGCACGATCGGCATGTTGGAGTTCTGGGAGCTCACCAATCCGGGCAACAAGCCTGTTTCGAGTGAGCTCTTAGAACAGCCGGAAGAGGACGTCCCCCGCTCGGTCACCATGGCCCGGACAGCCGAAGATCTGTTGTTCGAGGAAATCGCGTGGTGGCGCATCACCAAGTACACCGCCGAGGGGTGGCCCGCTCACGTGGTGCGCCTGGATCCCCGATCGGTCAATGTGCAGCAAAACGGCCGGGTGTACGTCAATTCCCGGACCGGACAGGCCCAGGGCCAGGCTATGGAGTGGGTCAAGGACTCGGAGCTGATCCGCTTCGACTCTCCCAACCCCGGCATGCTGAAGTACGGCGCGGGGGTGATCCGGGACGCCGCGGCTATCGCGGCCTCGGTGAGCCGCAACGTGAAGAGTCCCGTACCGATGGGCTACCTGTCTCCCCGTGAACAGCCTGGCGAAGACCCGGTCGACCCCCCGGACACCGATGAAATCGTGGAACAGTGGGAAGACGCGGTCGCCCGGCGGGCGGTGCCGTATCTCAACGGGGCCATCGTGTTCAACAAGATCCAGTGGACACCGGCAGAACTGGGCCTGAATGAGGCCAAGGAGTCCAATATTCTCGAACTGGCCCGCCTCGGCGGTGTCGACCCCGAGGAACTGGGCGTGTCGACGACCAGCCGCACCTACGCCAACAGTGAGCAGCGTCGGCTGGATCTGATCGACTTCACCATTCGAGGCTATATCACGGCTTTGCAAGACCGTCTGTCCATGTTGGACGTCACAATGGCGGGCCGGAAGGTGCGCGCGCAGTACGAGGGCTTCCTACGCTCGGATACCAAGACGCGCATGGAAACCTACAAGATCGGCCGCGAGGTTGGGGTGTACAACGACGAACGCATTGCGCGCATCGAAGAGATCCCCTCGGCCACTCCGCCCGCTCCTCCGGCTCCTGTTACGCCGCAACCGTCTACAAGGGAGGCAAGTGCTGTGGCCTCTGTCCATGCCATGCATACCGCGGGGTCCGAAGGCGGGTACGCGGTTGGTTTCTCTGCCCCCACAACCGATCCCGTGCAACTGTCGTTCCAAACGCCGGAAACTCAGTTGCTGTTCAAGACTGATCAGCAGAAACGCACCATCACCGGCCTGGCCATTCCGTGGAACAAGACGGCGTATTCCGGCGGACGTAACTGGAAATTCCTGCCCGGGTCCCTGAAGTGGTCCGAGGACAGCCGGGTCAAGCTGGATCTTGACCATGTGCACGGAACCGAGTTCGGCCGCGGCGTGAGCTTCACCAACAACCCGGAACTGGGCCTGATCGCGTCGTTCTCCGTCGCACGTGGACAGCGGGGGGACGATGCCCTCGGACTGGCGGCCGACGGTGTGTACGACGGTCTCAGCGTCTGGGTGACGTTCGACGGCGAGGGCGACGGCTGGACCGACGATTTTGACAACGACCTGGCCATCGTGCACTCGGCCACACTGCGCAAGGTGGCGCTCACCGCGTTACCGGCGTTCGACGACGCACGGGTTGTATCCGTTGCGGCTACCCGAAAGGACACACACATGCCATGTCAGCAGTGTGGTAACGAGCACGCGCCTGGCGTGGCGTGCACCCAGGGCAACGGCGGTGTCGCCACGCTGGCCCCGCCAGCGGCGCCCGTGTTCAACGCGGCCGAGTTCGCCAAGCACCTCACCGACGGTATGGCGACCGCCATCACGTCGGGCATTGCCGAGGCCATGAAAAACGTCGTTCAGCCTCAGCGGCCGACCGTCCCGGCGGGACGTGTTGAGGTGATCCGTGAGGCCCCGGTTTACACCATGAACGGCAACGGCCCCTCGTTCGTCCGGGACGCCTGGCGTTCCCGCACCAACCAGGACTTCGAGGCGAAGGAGCGCCTGACCAAGTTCCAGGCACAGACCATGGACATGTGTCAGGCCGCCATGGACAACCCCGAATTCGCAATCAACACGGGCAACGCCTCGCAGGTGGTCCCGCCGGGGTTCCGTCCGGATCTCTACATCACGCAGCTGATCAAGGGCCGTCCGCTCATGGGCGGCATCAGCCGCGGCACGCTGTCCGACGCGACGCCGTTCAACATTCCGTCCTTCGTTTCCAGCTCCGGAGCGACCGCGGACCACGTCGAAGGTGTCAACCCGACGCCGGGCACGCTGGAACTGGGCATCGTCACGGTGACTCCCCAGGCCATCTCGGGCACCTATCAGATCACCCGGGAGATTGCCGACTCGGCGAACCCCGCGATCGATGCCATCGCGACTCAGGCCATGGCCGAGTCGTACAGCCAGCAGACCGAGGGCAAGGTCTACACCGAGCTCAACGGCACCAACGGTGTCGGGGGTGTGATCACCTCCGGGTTCGTTCCGTCCGGCGCACAGGCTTCAACCACCACGGGCCAGGGTGAAGAGCTGATCGACGGCATCAAGGCCGCACAGGCCCTGTACCCGTTCCGCCGGTTCTCGGCCATCGATTTCGGCTACCTGTCGCAGGAAGGCACCACCGAGCTCTCCTCAGCCAAGGACACCACCGGTCGGCCACTCATTCCGTGGGTGGGACCGCAGAACGCCGTCGGCCAGCAGCGTCAGGTCGGCGGGTACCCGATCGACGGCGTCACCTGGGAATCGGCCTGGTCGATGTCCGGCAACGCCGCTGGTGACGCCGACGCGATCGGTGGCAACCGCAACGACGTCTGGGGATGGGAATCCCCCATGCTGATGTTCCGGTTCGAAGAGCGCAACGGTCCCGCGCTGATCGACTTGGCCCTGTTCGGCTACTTCGCCGTGCGGGTTCTGCGGCCCGTCGGCCTCTTCGGCGTCCGGCACACTCACACGTGATAGGAGCTTGAAACATGGCAGCAATCGCCATTCAGGATGTCACCGCGGCAGGTGGCACGATTACCTTCGCCGCGGCCAGCACATCCGACACTGTGGCCGCGGGCAGTCGGCGTATGGGTGGCTACGCGAACAGCGAAGTCATCTTGCTTTACCGCAACAGTGATGCTTCCACCGAGGACATCACCGTCGGCAGTCTCGCGCCGGTCACCATTGCCGCCAGCACGGGGTCCGTGGCCATCCCTGTGCCGTTCGAGGGCATCGGGGATGCCAGCGTCACCATCACCATGGCCAGCGCCACCGGCATCACCGTGGCGGCCATCAGGGTGGGGGCGACGTACTGATGACTGCCAAGGGTCGCCAAACGGCGCGCAATCCCTTCGCTGGGGATGACACTCCGACTCCGTCCCCAGCGGAGACGCCGAACACTCCGACTCCGTCCCCAGCGGAGACGCCGAGCGAAAGCGGAACCGATACTCCGGTTAGCTCGAACTCGGCGGTCACCCTCGGCCGCTGGGTGCACTACCGGCTCTCCGAGGCCGACGTCCGGGAGATTGAGCACAGGCGTGTGCTGGCCCGCCGACACAACAAGCACAGCAGCCGCTGGCCGCTGGGTAACGATGTGGTGGAAGGGCAGGAATACGCCGCGCTGGTCGTCGCCGTGCACGACGGCGGCACGGTGAACCTCCGGGCCGTTCTCGATGGCGAGGACGACTGGTGGGTCACCAGTCGCAGCGAGGGCGACGACAACGGCTGCTGGCACTGGCCGGAAAGGGTTTGAGCCGCCATGGCATGGGAACCGGAGTACATCACCACAACGCAACTGGCTGAATACTCGCGGGCCAACAGTGCCGCGAGTGCCAGCACGCTGGCTACTGCGGTGTCGTCCTCCTCCCGTGTCGTGGACAAGGCTGCTGGCCGCCAGTTCGGATTTACCGATGAACCAGAGGCGCGGGACTACACCGCGCGGTGGTCGCAGAGCAAATGCGCCTGGTTTGTGGAGACCGATGACTTCGACGTCACCGCGGACATGGTGATTTCGTTTGACTCGGTCGCCGACGGCACGTTCAGTAAGGACATTGATCTGTCCGGGATCGTGCTGGACCGGCCCAACGCGGTGGCAAAAGGACGCCCGTGGACCGGTTTCTACTTGCGGCGTGGGGTGTCCGCAGGGGTGGATGGTCGGCCAGCCGGTTTCCGCGTGCTGAACACGTGGGGCTGGTCGACCATCGGTATCCCTTCCACCGTCGTGGACGCGACCAAGCTGCAAGGCTCTCGGTTCATCGCGCGCCGGGATTCCCCGTTCGGCGTAGCGGGGTCACCGGACAACGGATCCGAGCTCCGGTTGCTGGCCAAAGCAGACCCGGACGTCATCGTCATGCTTCGCCCGTATGCTCGAAAGGCCTGGGCCCGATGAATCTCGCCGACGTGATGCAAGAGCTGGCCGAAATCGTGGCCACCGGGACGGACCTCGGCGCCGAGTCGTGCTTCTGGTATCCCGAACGACGGATCTCGCCGGACCCCGCGGCGTTCCTGGTGATGCTCCCCCGGGACATCGATCCCAACTCGACTTACGCCCGGGGGATGTCTGAGTCCACAGTGGAGGGATACCTGCTGTCCCCCACCACGGAGACGGAGACGGCCGTCCGGACGCTGACCAAGTACATGAACACCTCGGGCGAGAACTCGATCGTAGAGGCCATTCAGACGACCAAGGGACGGACGTTCGATGCGGCCACCGTGCGATCCATCCGGAATGAACCCGCGACGCTGTTCGGTGTCATCTACTACGCGTCCCGGTACACCATCGACATCGCGGCTTCCAAGTAAGGGGCGCTGAAATGGCACTCACGACCACAGTAGACATTAGCATCGCGACCAAGCACACCAAGCCCCTTGACCTGAACACCACGCCGGTATCGGAATTGCCGTTCACCGAGCGGATCAAGCTGGCCACGGGCACGGGTGCGGGCAAGGCGGATCGTGTCTGGTTCGACTCCCGCACGGTGAACGCGTCTACCAATGACGATCTGGACCTGGTCGGCTCTCTGCTGGACGCGTTCGGCGACACGTTCTCACCAGTTCGGCTGAAGGTGCTGGCCCTCCGGAACACCTCACCCTCCCAGGTGCTCACCGTGGGGGCCGCCGCGGCTGATCCCTGGGAAGCGTTTCTAGGAGCCACCGGCACCATGATCATTCGACCGGGCGCCACAGTCATTCTTGTTGCGGGGGAGGCCGACGCGACCGCGTATGTGTGCGCCGCGGCCGACACGGACAAGCTGCGTGTGGCCAACGGTGCCGGGGGATCGGCAACATACGACATCGTTCTCATCGGCGTGAGCGCCTGATAGGGAGGCTTGGTCATGACATTCATGCACGGCAAGGACACTTTCATCTCCATCGGAGGTGTGGATCTGTCCACGTTCACCAAGACGACGGATTTCACCGACACCGATGACATGCACGATGTCACCACCTACGGCAACGAGCGCAAGCGTTACCACGCCGGACTCGGTGATGGCACCATCACCATCGGCGGGGTGTACGACAACGGCGCCGCTGGCCCCCGGCCGACGCTGAAGGGATTCAAGGCAGCCAAGGTCCCGGAACCGTTCATCCTTCGTCCCGAGGGCACGGGGGCCGGACGAGCACAGTCCCTTGTGGACGTGTTGGTGTCGTCCTACAAGGAGTCCCTGCCCGTGGATGACATGGTCACGTGGGAGTGCGAACTCCAGATGGACGGGGACCTGGACGAAACGGACCAGTGATGTTCTCCGTCAACCTCGACGATTTCCGGAAGTGGCAACGCAATCTGCGAGATCTTACGCAGGGACTGCCGGACGTGGTCGAGGACATCGAGGAGAAAGCGGCCGAGCTCACAGCGGATGTAGCTCGGCCGTTGGTCCGGAGACGGACCGGCGCGGCGCAGGGAAGTGTCAAGGCGCTCGACTACTCGGGCGCTTGGAACGTCATCGGTGGCGACACCAACGTTCGGCACTTCAAATGGCTGAACTACGCCTACCCGACTCGGGTGCATGAGGGCCGGTACCTGTGGCCCGCATTCGAGAAGTCCGAACAGGACGTGGAAGATCTGATGGATGAGGAACTGTTGCGGGCCCTGAAGAATGCAGGGCTTGCCTGAACAAGGGGTACACCATGGCCGACGAAAGTGCTTACGCCAGTGTGACGGACCTGACCGACAAGGACGCGATCGTCTCCGAGGATTTCGAGACGATCACCGGTCGCAAGATCCGGGTACGCGGCCTGTCGCGGACCGAGCATCTCAAGCTGCGTACGCAAGAGGTGGATTTTGAAGCACACACACTCAGCGCGTGTCTGGTCATTCCGGCGATGACGGTCAAGCAGGCCAAGGCGTGGATGGACAAAGCTCCCGCTGGTGAGATCACTGGGGTGACCAGCAAGATTTCCGAACTGTCCGCATTGGACGAAAACGCTGGTAAGGCTGCCTACAAAAGCATTCGAGGAGAGTCCGGAGCTTGATTTCGAGTTCTTCCTTGCGGCGCAACTACATCGCACCGTAGCTGAGCTCAGGGCCACAATCAGCGCTCACGAGTTCCGGTACTGGAGAACGTGGTACGCGAGGCGTAACCAGCGGCACACGATGAGGGAGGCCTGACCATGCCGGATCCCGTAGCGCGGTTGCGGTTTGAGGGCAACGAGGGTCGCCTCACCAAGTCGATGGACCGCGTCGGCGACAAGATGGGGCAGACAGCCAAGGGGATCGAGCGCGACGCGTCCAAAGCCGAGAAAGCTTTGCAGGGCATCGGCGACGCGGCGAACAAGATCAAGTCCGTAGATGTCCGGGTCCAGGCCAAGACCGATGAGTACATGGCCAAAATAAAGGACCTGGACGGCCTGACGCCCGAAGTGAAAGTCAAGCTGGCGACGCAAGCCGCTGAGGCCGACATCCGGGAGCTGGACAACAAGCTCAAGAGGCAGCTACGCGGCGTTGAGGTGCCGATCAAAGCCGACACCTCGCAGGCCGAGAGCCAAATCAAGAACATGGGTGTCAGTGCTGGAGGCGCCGCGGGCAAGGAGGCCGGGCGGGAATTCGGCGGTAAGTTCACTACGGCCCTGGCCTCGATCCCTATTGCCATTGTGCTGGCTG